GTTTTTGAAAACCAATTGCATTGTGCAGCTATTGAGAACAAGGGAAACACCACATTTAGATCCCAATTCGTTATTGCTAACACTAATATGAGATCGATGAATTTCGAAAGTATTAATGATAAAGGCGCTTTCATGAGAAGATGGGATATCGTTGTTGACGTATGTCCTAAGAGTGAATTCTGCCAAGATCCAGAACAAGCGATTTGGAAGAGATTGATAGACAGAGCGAAAGCACCTGTTGTTGATGGTCAATCTACTTTGCATCCGGATATGTTAGAGTACCATTTGCAAAAAGCCGATGAAAATCTTGAGTATCAGGAAAGTGGTGAAGTTTTTGACTTTGCAACTTTTGTTGATCGTGCTTGCGCTGCTTATGATAAGAAGTGCCAATGGCACAAGACCTATTTGAGAACACTAGATGAAACTCTCGGTACTTATAGAGCAGAAGCTCAGCCACAGGTTAATATAACTCCTGATGGTAACTTACCAAATATTGAAGAGTATGATATTCAGGCTCCTTTTGAAGAACGCAATTATTTGGATTTCCATATTTTGGAATCATATCCGACTTTTGCCACAATGAAAGCTATGAACCACGTTTATTGGCCTTTCATTTGTAAGGAGTTTGTGTATTTCATGGGACTGTTGCAGAACGAATATAGAATCCCAACCAAACTTGGGGGAAATTCCGCGCTCGAGTTCAGTAAATTCTTTAGGGAATTTTTATTGGCCGATGGTAGCGAATCTTTGAACCCTGGTTTGAATGTTTTAGATTTCAGATTGGTAACCAATTCTTGTATTAAACAAGTCGTTTTAAATGAAAATTCTTGGGAAGAAAAAGAAGATGGTGAAATTGATGATATTACCGGAGAAATACGTAAGGCTTTTGAAAACGGTGTGGTTAAAGCCCCACCTAAAGATACATATTACAATATGATCTTGAAGCATTTTAAAAGCATTATTCGATATTTTCCGATGGAACGTTGTCAGCCTGTTTTAAACTTTATTGATCACAATAAATTGTATTTAGCAGGTGGTGCAATGTCAATAGTTTCGCTATTTTTGATGTTTTACAACACTCGAGATGCTAGAAAAGATTTTGAAAACGCCGTTTCAGTTTCAAAGCTGAATGGTGGAACTAGTATTCTCATTCCTGAGAAGCATTCAAGTGAGCGTATTTTGAAAGTTAAGCGTAGTCGTATTCCAAAAACTCCCTCGCGATTAGAACCCCAATCAATCGCGGGAGTTAACACTAACTTAACCGATTTGTTACAATCAGTTGCACGTAAAAACGTATATGAATTTTGGGCTCCATCCCAGAAGACCATAGGTCCAGATGGCGAACCAGTGCGAAAAATGGTCAGATTTGGATTCGCGATTGCAGTACGAGGGACAACTCTGTTGCTTCCTTATCATTTTATTTCTGAATTGTCTGCTTCATGCTATGAAGATCACGATGTGAGTGGTGAAGATATGATCGAGTTTAGAAAATTCTATGCTCACGAGATTAGTTTTGCCATGTCTGTTGATGAGTTCTTTAAGTGTTGGACGGATAATCCTAGGAAGAACGATTTTGAGAAACACGAGGTTGCTTTTGTTAAATTGCCTCGTCATTTTCCACCAGTCAGAGATATCACACATTTGTTTGTGGATAGAAAAGCTTTGGATATATATAACTATGTTGATGTTGTATTATCAATACCGTTCAGTGTAACAACTGGAAAGCAAATGCCTGAATTATTTTCTACGCAAGCGCGTTTTAGTCCTAAAGTTGATGTTGATGCTACCGGTTATGAACCATATTCTGTGACCGATGTTTGGACTTACCGTGCGAGAACGAATGCTGGCGATTGTGGTTCCGTACTATTTGTCGATGATACACGAAAATCACCAAAAATAATTGGTTTCCATATTGCTGGTATTACTGCTAAGCAGGTAGGATATTCCTCTGTACTAAGTAAGGAACTTGTAGAAGAAATATGTTCTGCAGCTGGTGAAAAATATGTTATTGTGGACCAGATGAAGTTGGAATTAACGCCGGCTAATGATTTGTCGAATAAAGAAGCTCTTGGTAGGGTACAACCCCAATATGCGTCTTCTGCCAATGGAAAGACGAAAATTATCAAGAGTGTTCTCCATGGATCATGGAAACGATCCGCCATGGAACCAGCACGTTTGAAACCATTTATAAATGAATTTGGAGAGCGTGTTGATCCCATGTTGAAAGCTAACGTCAAGTATTGTTTGAATTACACTTGGATCGACCCTGTAGATTTGGAAAATGCTAAACAATCGTTGGCGGACATGCTGAGAAGTTGTTCACCACGTTTTGTTCCCAAACAGATATATTCTTTTGAAACTGCTATTTTAGGAGATGATTCTGGGTTTTTCAAAGCTATTCCTCGTGTAACTTCAGCTGGTTTTCCTTATACCAGCCAGAAAGGTAAACAGACTAAAGAGAGATTCTTTGGTTCTGATGATGATTATAATCTCAACCTTCCTGAGTGCATAGAATTAAAACGAGTAGTAGATGAGTTAATTGATTATGCTTCCCGTGGAGTGCGTTTAACGCACGTCTTTGTTGATTGTTTGAAAGATGAAAGACGTTCTTTGAAGAAAGTTCAAGCTGGTGACACACGTATGTTTTCTGCTAGTCCAACACCATTGCTTATAGCGAGTCGAATGTATTTTGGCGCTTTCCAGAGATGGATATGTGCTAATAGTATTGACAATGGAATTGCGATAACAGTTAACGAATACAGTACTGATTGGGATTATATTGCTAGAAAATTGAAATCTAAAGGTCCAGAAGTTGGTGCTGGCGATTTTAAGAGTTTTGACGCTCGAGAGATGCCAGTTATCCATTATCAGATTTTGGATATAATCAATGATTGGTACGGAGATCAAGCGAGTAATGAAATTAGAAGAGTGATTTGGTATGAAATTGTAAATTCCTTACATTTGAATAGAGACATTATCTATTCGTGGTCTTCGAGTTTGGCTTCTGGTCACGCTCTTACCATATTTGTGAATTGTTTATATAATCATATGTGTTTCAGACTCGTTTGGATGCAGTTGAAGTTACCACCTTCTGGTTTTAACGAAAATATATACTTGATAGTCACTGGTGATGATCATGTGTATAATCCATCCCCAAAGACCGGCTGGACTGAGCGATTAGTTCAGGATCGGATGAATAATATGGGAATGACGTATACTCCAGAAGATAAGAATAAAGTAGAATGCGACAAGAGTATGAGAAGACTTGAGGATGTTACATTCCTTAAGCGTAAATTTGTGTGGGATTCTGCACGAAGACGATATATAGCTCCTCTTGATTTAGATGTTGTTTTGGAAATCCCCTTTTGGGTTAAAGATGGTGCTTCATCATTAGGTGATACGGAGGTAAATCTCAATATTGCCTTGGAAGAACTATCTTTGCATCCGAAAGAGGTCTTTGAGTATTGGTCAAAAGAAATGCTCAAGGCTGTGTACGACACAGGTGTACTACAACCACCGACAGATACGGTGTGGACTTCTCTTCGTCAGCGTGTACTGTCACGTGAGGAGGGCTCTGATAGATTGTCAGAGTCTTACTGTACGAACCTATCCTCTCGATTACGAGGCGTTATTAATGAATATTGTGAAGAAAATTTTAACGTGGCGCTTGAGGTTAGTAGGTCCCGGGATTTTCATCCCTACTGCCAGGATGGGACGGAAGCAGCCCTTCCAATATCCAGGATTCACAACCCCTCTAGTGGTCTGATTGAGCCGCAGAGTGGGAATAAATCAATTGCTGCAACTAATACAACCACGAAACACGTATCCTTTGTTCCAGGTCAGGACTTAGGATCTACCTCGGTGACCAACGTAAGTGAAGAGTCCGTAAGTTCTTTTCCAAACTATTCAACTGCAGATGCTACCAATGATGGAGTTATAAAGGAAACTAACATGATTAAGCATATCCCTCTCACGAGTGGACATCTTGATTCTGCTAATACCGGCGTAACCCAACAAGTGTCTGTGTTCTTGTCGAAGCCCTATCTTTTGTCGAGTGGTAATTTTGCCACAACAGACGCGTTTGCGACGTCGAATTATTTCCAGAGTAGGATTTATCATACTGTCGTAACTGGTAATTCTGTTTGGTATAACAAGTTGTCAGGCAATTATGTTACGCGAGGAACATTAGTATTTACGTTATTCGTCAATGCTAATCGTTTTCAACAAGG